CACAAATACTGTGTCGTTTACTAATATCAACACGACTAACTTAACAGCTACAACGGTAACACTTACAAACGGAACCATTAGTGCTAACGCTGCAAATGCTACGGACATCGTTAATAAAACATATGTAGATAATCTAGTTATCTCTGGTACTCATTTTCACGAACCTGTTTTAGTTGAAGAAGATATAGCTTTAGATGCAGTTTATGTACAACCAAATGGCGCTAGTAACGGCGTAGGCGCAACACTTACAAATAACGCTGCTAATGCTGCTCTTGTTGTTGATGGTGTAAGCGTATCTAACACAGCTCGCATTTTGGTTTTTGCGCAATCTAACGCAGTGCAAAACGGTGTTTATACAGTCACTAATCCAGGTAATGCTTCTGCACAGTGGGTATTAACTCGCTCTACTGACACTGATACATTTGGTTTAGCTAGTTCAACCCAATTGAGTGAAGGTTCAACTTTCTTTGTAACTGCTGGTAATACTGGCGCTGGTCGGACGTATACATGTAATACAACAGGCACGATTACGTTTGGTACTACAAACATTACGTTTGCGCAGATTAGTTCTGCTCAGATTTATGCGGCTGGTACAGGTCTTAATCTTTCCAATCTAACGTTTAGCATTTCTAATACAGCCGTTACAGCCGCTACTTATGGCGATAGTGGCAACGTTGCTCAAGTTACAGTTAATGCTCAAGGTCAACTTACCAATGCAGCCAACGTAGCCATTAATGCTTCTAGCATTACAACAGGCACTTTACCCAATGCTCAGACAACAGCTAGTTCATCTAATGGTGCTAACACCATTGTTTTGCGTGACTCTACTGGCTCATTTACGGCTAACGTTATTACCGCAACGGATGTTAATTCTACAAACGTAACTGCAACCACAGGCTCGTTTACTAACGTATCGGGTAACGGCGTAGCCTTAACAGCTATCAATGCCTCTAATGTAACTTCAGGCACCTTAGATAACGCCCGTACAACAGGTAATACAGCTAATAGCGCAAGCACAATAGTTCTTCGTGATGCAAGTGGTAACTTTGGCGCTAATACTATTTCTGGTGCTTTTAGTGGAGATGGTTCAGCGATCAACGCAATCAACGCTTCTAACATCTCATCTGGGACTATAGATAACGCTCGTACTTCTGCAGCTTCCGCTAACGGAGCTTCTACGATTGTTCTTCGTGACGGGTCTGGTGGTTTTGGCGCAGGCGATATTACCGCTAATTCTATTTCAGGTAATGGTGTAGCTTTAACCGCTATTAATGCCTCTAATATTGCATCAGGGACTATTGATAATGCCAGGACTTCTGCTTCTTCTAGTAATGGCGCTTCTACTATTGTTCTTCGTGGAGCATCAGGTGAATTTGCTGCTGGGGCAATAACAGGTACTTCTGTATCAGGGAACGGGGTAGCTTTAACTGCTATTAACGCCTCAAACATTTCATCAGGCACAGTAGCTACAGCCCGTCTTGGTACTGGTACAGCTAACTCATCTACATTCCTTCGGGGCGACCAAACGTATGCGGTTGTTTCTTCAGGTACATTAATTCCATCTGGCACAGTGATGTTGTTTGCACAGAATACTGCGCCGACTGGGTTTACTAAAAATACAACTACTGGTGATAACTCAGCCTTGCGTGTCACAACAGGTACAGCATCTACAGGCGGCTCTGTAGGGTTTACTACAGCATTTGCAAGCCAAGCCGTAACAGGAACAATTGCTAATCAAACCGCAACAAACCAAGCTTTTACACCAACAGGTTCGGTAAGTATTACGGCGGTTAGTGGTAGCGCTGGGAATACAACGCTTTCTACACCACAAATACCTAGTCATAGCCACACATCCACTTTTGGTTTTCAGGACACTGGCTGTAACTCAAGCCCAATTGTTCCCAGATCACTTCAGCCCCCACTCGGTGATGGTGGACCTATACGAGGAAATACCAACACTTTCCCTACAAGTTCTGCAGGTGGTGGTGGTGCGCATAGTCACCCATTTAGTTTTTCAAGTGGCTCTGGTACATTTAGTGGTAGTCCTGCAACAGTTGTACAAAATGCACATAATCACACCTTTACTGGCACTGCAATTAACCTTGCTGTTCAATATATTGACGTTATTCGTGCAACTAAGGATTAATAATGGAGATTACAACCACTGATAATTTTTTTCCTGTGGATTTTTACAATAAACTTTTAAAAGAATCAATTTCTTACACATGGAATTTTTTTAGAGTAGATTGTGACTATGATATATATTGGAGTAAATTTGTTTATGGAAATAATTTTAGTAAAAAAAACCCAAAGTTTTTAGATAATTTTACTGAACCAACAATTGAAAAAGCATGGCAATATTTTTCTGATACATTTAATGTTAGTAAAGATAAATTAGACAGCGTATATTTAAATGGATTACATTATGGTTTAGAAGCTTACCCACATATTGATTCATGCAAATCAAATTATGTTACTGTAATTTGTTATTTATGTGAGAATTGGAACGCTTATTGGTCAGGAGCGACTAATTTTTATACTGGAGTATTTTCTGATAATCCTGCAGATAGAGTTTTTTATACAAATGAAATACAGAAATCAGTTTTACCCAAATACAATAGAATAGTAATTTTTAATTCAAATATTATTCATGGAGTTACACCAGTATCAAAATCTTTTAAAGGGTTAAGAACAACACTTATGTTTAAACTTAAAGACATTGATTATAAAGATTTAATGACGAGAATTAATAATGGGAACACTTAAAAACGGAACATTTTGCCCGCTAATTAAAAAAGACTGTATTGGTCTTACTTGTGCTTGGTATACTCGTGTGCAAGGATACGACATGAATAGCGGCAATCAAGTAGATAGTTATGAGTGTGCAATATCGTGGCTGCCAATGCTGCTTATTGAAAACTCTGGGCAACAACGCCAAACTGGAGCAGCAGTAGAATCGTTTAGAAACGAAATGGTTAAATCTAACGAAGTAAATACTCAACTACTTTTAGCGACTGCTGAGTCACAACAACCCAAATTGATTAGGAGTAGAAAATGAAATTGACTATTATCCCCGCTGACGGATCGGTTGGTGAAGACGATAAGTTTTACAACGATCTTAATTTAAGCTCTTGTAGTATCCCCGCAGATGTTCACGCTCTTCAATGGCAAGATACTGCTGGATGGATTGAATACAACACCCCTATACCTAATGAACCTATTACTGAATTGCCAGCGTGGGCAAATTGTTGCATGACTAAATGGACTGAAGCTAACACTCCAGTACCACCACAGCCACCACAGCCACCAACAGCAGCACAAAATAAAACAACTGCGGTAAGTAAATTGCAAGCAACTGACTGGACAACTATTCCTGATGTTGGTGATCCAACAAAAAGTAACCCGTATTTGAGTAATGTTCAAGATTTTGTTGTGTACCGTAATGCAGTGCGCCAATACGCAATTAATCCTGTATCTGGCACTATTAATTGGCCCATATTACCGCAAGAAGTTTGGACAACTGTTTAGGAGTTATAAATGGCTGACGCTATACCAACACCATATAAAATTAATTCTTTAAGAGGCACTTACTACGAATTTCCTAGAAAAGAAGATATTCTTGGGGGGCATTATCATTCGCAAGGGCAGGGACACATAACTATTGTTCAATCTGGTTGTGTAGCAATTAAATCTCTCTATTTAGATCAGGCTTGGGAAAAAGTTGGTAAAGCTGGTGATGTATTTGATTTACCTGATGAACAATGGCATGAAATTGTGGCTTTAGAAGACAACAGCAAAATATTAAATATTCAAAAAGGTTAAAGTGAACCAAGAACTTGAGCAAAACAATTTTTTGTTTGTTCCTAACTTTATTAGTCAGGAACGTGCTCAAGCATTGCAAAAACAATTTAAAGAATTAGAAGAAAGCGGTAAATACACAAAAGATAAGCAAGCTCCAAATTCACCAGCAATATACAACTTTAAACCTTTTCTTGAGCTGCTTTGCGAAAAAACAAATGAAGTAGCTAATTTAATTGAAGAACAAGTATTACCGACATATACGTATGCTCGTATATACAAAAATGGTGAGGTGCTTGCTAGACATCGTGATAGACCAGCATGTGAAATTAGTTTAACGGTTAATATTAGTGGTGACGCACCTTGGGCTATTGGGATACAAAAACCTTTGGGTGAAGAAATAAACCTTGATTTAAACCAAGGTGATGCCATGCTTTATTTAGGGTGTGTAGCCGATCATTGGCGTGAAAAATTTACTGGGCAATATTACAACCAAGTATTTTTACATTATGTACGTAGTAATGGCCCTAATGCTTGGGCTTATTTTGATAAAAAACAATGAAAGAACTAAAAGATTACATCGTCATTATGAATAATATTATGCCACCCGCCGTGGCAGACGCTGTGCTTATCGAATATAAAAATTGCGACAATTGGGTAAATGCCATTGTTAGGAATGGCGAAGATTTGAATATAAGGAATTGCCAAACAATTGGAATTTCTTCTGATAATATTATAAAAAAGAATCAAGAAGCAAGGCAAAAAATAGATAGCATGCTTTTTTCAATAGCGGGGCAAGCTATAAAAGAATATGTACGACATTTTGATAGAACCGCAATTGAACAAGATTCTGGTTACGAGTTACTTAAGTACGAAGTAGGCGGTTTTTATACACAACACATTGATTCGTTTAAAGACGTACCCCGTGCAGTGTCGTGCTCTTTTATGCTTAATGACGACTATGAAGGTGGAGAGTTTGCGTTTTTTGACCGTGAGTTAGTTTACAAACTTAAAAAAGGGTCTTGCATTATGTTCCCTTCTAATTTTATGTACCCCCATGAGATAATGCCCGTAACAAGCGGCACACGTTACTCCGTAATAACTTGGTTTGTATAGGGTAAATAATGACCTTTGGCTTTTCACCCTATGCTGCAGCACCGTTTGCTGATACTGGTGAGGCTAGTCTTGGTATTTCAGTTCAACTTACTGGCGTAACTGCGGTAGGTGTTGTAGGTACGGTTGATATAAGTTCTGGGCAAACGATAGATGTAACAGGCGTAAACGCAGTAGGTGCAGTTGGTAGTGTAACAATTGAAGCCGACGGGAATGTTGTACCAACAGGTGTTTCTGCAATAGGCGTAGTTGGCAATGTTTCGATAGTTGAAAGCGTTACGATTGAATTAACAGGCGTAAGTGCAATTGGCGCTTTAGGTAACGTAGAAGCTGCGGCTAGTGCTGATGTTAATGTTACAGGTGTAAATGCAATTGGCGTGGTTGGCACAGTTGATTTAAGTCTTGGATGCACGGTTGATTTAACGGGTGTTAATGCTGTAGGCGTAATTGGTAACGTTTCAATAGTTGAGAGTGTTACGATTGAATTAACAGGTGTTTTGGCTATTGGAACTCTTGGTAATGTAACCGCAACGGCGGGAGCAAATGTTAGTGTTACAGGTGTTCTTGCAGTAGGTCAAGTTGGTACAGTAACAGTAGCTGCAAATGCCAATGTTAATTTGACTGGCGTTAGAACAGTTGTTAGACTAAATAGGGTCAATGTTTGGAGTTTAATTGATCCAGTGCAAGTACCTAATTGGACAGAAGTAGCAGCCGCTTAAGGATAAATTATGGCAAGTACATTTTCACCAAGTTTAAAGCTAACCCTAATGGGGGATGGCGATCAAGCAGGTCTTTGGGGCCAAACTACCAATACCAACCTAGGTACTTTGATTGAACAGGCTATTACGGGTGTGCAGCCTATTACTATGTCGGATGCTAATTACACCTTAACTAGCTTTAATGGGGTAACAGACGAGGCTAGAAATGCTGTTTTGGTAGTTACTGGAACAAACAATGCCGTTAGAGACTTAATTCCCCCAGTTGTAGAAAAACTATACATCATTGCTAATAACACTACAGGTGGTTTTGCCATTCGAGTTATCGGTGCTTCTGGTACGGGTGTAAATATACCTAACGGTTCTACTCAATTTGTTTACTGTGACGGAGCTAATTTTATTGCTGCTTCCGCTGCATTTACAAATGGGTCTGTTTTATCCGTTTCTGGTGGTGGTACAGGTTTAAGTACGCTAACTGCTAATAACGTCATACTTGGCAATGGCACTTCAAGTCCTACTTTTGTAGCCCCCGGTTCTACTGGTAATGTGCTTACTTCTAACGGTACAACTTGGGCATCTACGGCACCATCTACTGACTTTGCTTCTGGTACTAGAATGACATTTAATCAAACCAATGCTCCCACTGGATGGACTAAGAGCACTAGCGTAGATAATGCTGGGTTTAGATTAGTTAGTGGTAGTGTTAGTTCAGGCGGTTCAGTAGATTTTAGTACTGCATTTGCAAGCCAAACCCCAATAATTACCGTGTCATCTATTTCTGGTTCAGCAGGGGCAACCACATTAAGCACTCCTCAGATTCCTAGTCATAGCCACACATCTACTTTTGGTTTTCATGACACTGGCTGTAACACAAGCCCACTTGTTCCTACATCACTTCAGCCCCCACTCAATCCCCCTGGTACTGGACCTACACGAGGGGTTACCAACACTTTCCCTACAAGTTCTGAAGGTGGTGGCGGATCACACGATCATCCGTTCTCATTTAGTTCTGGAACTGCAACATCAAGCGCAATTAACCTTGCTGTGAAATACGTTGACTTAATTATTGCTCAGAAAAACTAAGGAATTATCATGATTAAAACTATTCAAGACTCAATGGACGGTGGCGAATTTAAACCACGCCATACCATTGAAATTTACTGCCCTAATTGTGGGTACGACGTTTCTGAGGCTGAGTTAGCTGCCAAGATGTGCAGTGATTGTGGGCATAGCCTTGAAGAACCAGAGCAACACGTAGCTATCGTGGTTGCCAATATGTCGTTTGGTGGCTCTACTCTTTGAGGCAAAGAACAGTGAGATAATGCCCGTAACAAGCGGCACACGGTATTCTATTGTGACTTGGTTTGTATAAATATAAAAATGATTAATGTAATCGACAACCAGCTTCCAAATGAACTTTTGCTATCGTGTATTAATGAAGCAGAAAAATCTCATCAATACGGTGTGCTTCATGGAGCTGGTGATAGGTCTTACGGTTTTAAATACAACTGGCCTTTTTTAAAATCTGATCAAATATTTATAGAAAACAAAAAATTAAATTTTTTATGGGAAGAGATTAAAAAACATCTACCTCAAAATATAAAATTACATCGTGCTTATATTAATGCTCACACATACGGTGTAGAAGATGCAATACATCAAGATGATCTTGAATTTGCTAAAGGGATAACAGTAATAGTTTATTTGTGTAATGATTGGTATCCTGAATGGTTTGGGCAAACACTTTTTTTTGAAACTATTGACAAACACTATAATGAAATAGTTAAATCAGTTTTACCTAAGTTTAATCGTGTGCTTATATTTGATAAAAATATACCCCATTGTGTAAGCCCTCTGTCTCGTAAATTTATGGGGATTAGATTAACTTGTATGTTCAAAGTAAAGTTATTAGATGACGCCTCGTGAGTATTTATTATCTCTTGGAGTTGAATCTGTACTGCATAGCGGTAGAACTTTTTTTGACCACCTTTGTCGTGTAGAGGACATATTACGTATTTGTAAAGTAGATGAAGACGTATGTTTAGCAGGTCTTTATCATAGTATATATGGTACAAATTATTTTAAAATTAAAACTACTGACGATAGACAAGCAATTAAAAACATTATTGGAGATCGAGCAGAGTATTTAGCGTGGTTATTTTGTAACGCACAAAGACCGTTTTGCTGGTTTTGTGGTAACAATATTGTTTTAAATAACGGTTCTTTTATATTAGTTGACGATAAAATACTACATGATCTTCAAATGATTGAAGGAGCTAACTTGTTAGAACAAAAATGCGGCGCCGATATGATTGTGTCTTTTACTGCTAATAGGAGCAAAAATGAAACAGACCATCCAAGCTAGAACTTTAGATAGCGGGCTAATTGAGCCGCACCACGAAATAGAAGTGGTGTGTTCGGCGTGTGGTTACGACTTAGATGAAGCCGAGCTACAAGCCGATGTCTGCTCAGACTGCAATGCGCCTTTAAACCTTAGACAGCATATCTCGATTCATGCAACTTCAGTTCCAGCCGCTGGCGGAAAGGTGTTTTAAATTGAGTTATGGCGGACGACCTAGGGTTATCGGCTGGTGCCAAGGGAATCAGCGAAGGGATTAAGACAGGCAGGGAAGCTGGTCGTGAGATTGGTAAGAACATTGAAGAAGTACAAAAGGAAGCAGTCGATGTAGCGAAAGAACGGGCAAATGCAAGAATCCGTGAGCGTAGAGAAGCAGAGTTAAAAAAGGAACGGGCGATATTTAAAGCCCTTGAAGAGTACAAGCACCGTAAACAAATCACGGATGAGGAGTACCAATTACGGATTGATTTTATTAAGAAGTACGGCACTAAAGAGTGGCAAAAGCTAATAGACATCAAGATCGAGATTGAACGGCTTGAGAAAGAAGATAAGAAGTACTTTGATGCAGAGTTATCAAAGGTTAGATGGGTGCAGTTCTGGTGCTTTTTAGCAGCAGGCTGGATTGCTTATTTTATTGTATGGGGTGGTAAAAAGTGATAAAAAAACCAGACGATGCCTTATCTAAAGTACTGGCGTATGTAGATTCCCCATTTAAGCTGTTTGCAGTTATTTTGATGGCGGTGTTGGCGTTTGGTGGTTATATTATTTATGACAATCAGGAACTAATTGTTGGCACTTATAAAGAGAGTCAGAAGCTACCCAGTATTGTTGAAGATAGAGTAGATGATGCTGCAGTCCACTTATTTAAAACGACTGATGCAACTGTAGTAGCAATATTTAAAGTAAATCCGTTGTTTGACACTAGAGTACAGTATCGTGCCTATACAAAGACTGGTCGGGATAAAACGAATGATGGGCTAGATGTTGGATTGTTTACTTCTAATCAAGCAAATAACCAAGATGTAGTATCTTTAATGGCGGGTAATATACCTTGCGGTGAATATAAGGCGGCACAGTCAGAAATTGGGCTTTGGTACATTGAAAAAGGGATGACCTTTGGATGTAGAATTAGTGTACCGCCAGACCCCAGTAGGTTTGTAGGGCAGATTACCGTTGGTTGGGATAAACCCCCAGCCGATTTAGAGCAAACTAAAGCAATGCTTTTTATTGCTGCAACCATGTTATCAAGGAGTAAGAAATAATGTTTACCCTAATATCCACAGCGCTGTCCTTCCTCATGGGGGGTCTGCCTAAATTACTGGACTTCTTTCAAGACAAGGCTGATAAAAAGCACGAAATAGAACTTGCCGCCATGCAGATGGAGCGGGAATTAAAAATGATGGAAGCGGGCTATATAGCCCAAGCCCGTATTGAAGAGATCAGGACAGAACAAGTCCAGATGGAGACCCAAGCCCAAGAACGCACCGCCATGTACAACCACGATATCGAGATTGGTAAGGGTGCTTCTCAGTGGATCATTAACCTACGAGCTTCGGTACGCCCAGTCGTGACCTACCTGTTTGTTTTCCTACTAATCATTGTAGATATTGCCTCTATTTGGTGGGCATGGTCTAGCGGTGTAGCGTTTGCCGAGGCTATTCCAATGGTGTTTGATGCAGACGAGATGCAGATTCTGGCGTCCATTATTGCTTTCTGGTTCGGGACTCAGGCATTTAGTAAGAAATGAAAGTAAGTGATAAAGCAATCAAAATGATTAAACACCACGAGGGTGTCCGTCAACGTCCATATCGCTGTCCCGCAAAATTGTGGACGATTGGTGTCGGGCATGTACTCTACCCACGGCAAGGTGCTTTAAAGATAGACGAGCGGGATGCCTACCCACTGGAGTACAAAGATGACCGTACCTTTTCGATGGAGGAAGTAGATGACATTCTTAGAGACGATCTTAATCGCTTTGAGCGAGGTGTTGAACGCTACTGTCCCGTTAAGCTCACTCAAGGTCAGTTCGATGCTCTTGT